CTTTTTGAATTGTTCTCAGATTCTTGCATAGAATATTTAGTAGTAGTATTGACATCTTTGGTTTGAGGTGCTATACTATCTTTAATAGAAGAGTTAGCAACGTTGGAATATTGTATTCTTTCATTGAAATCTAACTCTTCATTTTTTTTGTATATTTGTTCAAAATTATTTTTATTTATATAATTATCTAAATTGTTTCTCCCATAAACACTTTTTATTTGGTTTTCATCTATAAATACATTGTTGTATCTTCCATTGCCATTTATTTGTATTGGTATAACAATTTCTTTTCCATTATTATCCTTAAATTCTGTAACTACTAAATAATTATTTTCACTTGTTTTATATATAGCTTGTGGGGAGTCTAAGTTATCAATTGCTTTAATCAATAAATCTTTTCCTAATCCATGGTAATTTACATTCTTAGTTGGCAACCCCAAGTTTTCTGCTTCTTGTAGTGTATAAATTGTGCTTTTTATATGTTTTTGAGTAATTAACATTGGTAAATTATCTACTCCATTATCTACCAGTATTTGAGGAGTATAATCCCTTGCTTTTACTTGAGTATTTGATTGTAATTGATTATTTAGTGCTTTATCTATTTCACTTGAAAAATTTTCACTTATGTGATAATTTTCCGTATTTTTTAATTCACTATTGCTATTATATGCCTGTGTCCATTTATTGTATAAATCTTCTACAAATTCATTCTGGTTTTTATAGCCTCTAAATTGGTGCCATAAATATTTTATTTCATTATAAATCTTTTTAAAGAACGATGGATTTGTGTTTGCTACATTGTTAATAAATTCCTGATTTCCAAATAGCTGTGCTGAGACATCTGCTAGTGCTTCTTCTGTTATTTCAGTAGAATTGTAGTTACCTAATAGTTGTTTTACTAATGTATCAAATTCTACATTACTTTTTCTGTAATTCTCTACAATATTTAGCATTTCTTTTGTTCCAATTGCATGTGTCAATTCATGTATTGCTATAAATTCTCCTGCTCTGTTAGAATTAGGGTTTATTGTTATTGTTCCATTAGCATATGAACCATTGACAACTCTTCCATCTGGAGTTTTTAGTTCTCCATCTAGTCTTATATCTATATCTTTATCTGTTATAATTTTCTCTAACATGTCAATATAAGCATGAGATTCTTTTGAATTATCAAAATATTTACTTGCATCTTCTCTTAAATTGTTTATTTTAGCATTGTCGCTTTTTTCATATTGATAACTTTGTGTCAAAAATTCTTTGTTATTTTCTACAGCTATAGTATTTGTTATATCATTTGTTAAAGAATTATTTTTTCTAGTTTCATTCACAGCATTATTTATTGTATTTACCCACTCGTCTGATGTAAATTTCTGAAAAGCTACAGATGTTTTTGATTGACTATCATATTGTGTTATACTTTTACTTGGCTCTATATCGAACCAACTTTTATATGCAATTTGCTCTATCTCTGCATTGCTTTTGTTAGCTATTCTCTTGCCAATCTCGTCTGCAACTGTCAACCATTGCTTTACAGTTCTTCTTCCATTTCTATTAGTAGGTGTCATATCTAGTACTTCATTTACCTCTGTTGAATCATAGATATTAGTATCATTCTTATACTGCATATACTTTTTTCTTCTTGCTTGGTCATTTTTAGAATCTATTTTTGTGTCTAATCTATTTGCATCTTCTAAAGAGTTAATATTTTGCCTTATTGAACTAATATCTGCATCTGATACTTCACTCATATTGTTTAATACATCTAACATCATTGTTTTATAATCTTCTGATATATTGCTATTTGTTATTTCTTTACTTGCCATTTGCTTTAATTGATTTGAATATGTATTTTCTGTGTTTACTGTTGGCAAATTTCGCTCTACATTTGTATTGTTGTTTGCTTGATTTGTTGTTTGTTGCTCTTGTGTTATATATCCATCTCCGTTTATTACTTTTTGAGCCTCGTTTATTCTTGAATTTACTTCATTTGTCTTGTTTTGTTGTTGTACTTCTTTATATGTACTTCCACCTAGTCCTAAAGCATTTAATGCCAATGTTGTTAATACTGTTATTTTTGCAGTTTCTTTTAATTGGTCAAAGTCCACTACTTTACCATCATCTTGATACATAAATTTGTCAACTGTGTTTTGACCTATATCCGTTAATACTTCCTCTAATACTTCGCCACCTACTTCATAGCCTTTACTTGCTATTTTTTGACCAACTTTTGATTTAATATTTTTTGAAATGAAGTTAACTGCTGTATTATCCAAAGTCCCTTTTGGCAAGAACTTAATTCCACCAGTTAGCTTTTCTGCACCTACCTCAATAGCTCCTTTTAAATCTCCGGCAAGTTTTGCTTTTTGGATGTTATTTTCTTTTAATAGTTCTTCTCCCGAAGCATCTCCTGAAGAAGACATAAACATTGCTACATTTCCTGTTCCTGGCATTAGTGCATTCAATGCCATAGTTGGGGCCATATTACCTAAATTTCGACTAATATTCCCTAATGTTTGCATTGTTGGAGAAAGTTCTTGACTTGCTATTGCATCAGCATTTTTATCAGCTTGAGTCTTTCTTATCTGTTCTACTAAATTCTTGTTAGTTTCTTCCAATCTTTTTCTTCCATTTTCATCTGTAAATTTAGCTAAAATCTTGTTATCTAATACCCTTTGATTATCGTTTGCAACTGATGTTTGCAGATATTGTCCAATAGATTTTCCCCAACCAGTTATTGCTCCTTTAGCAGTATCTATTAAATATCTGGTTTTTGCTGGAAAACTTACTTTAGGATCATTTGACTTCATATCTTCGTAGGTTTGAGAGGATATTGAAGATTCTCCAAGTGGTTGCAAATCCTCTTTTGCAGTTTTTAATGTTTCGTTTTCTTTTTTTAATGTATTTATCAATCTTGAATCACTAAAAGGATTGCTTATCTCTCCTGTTCTTCTTGAATTTGCAATAAAACCTGCTTTTGGTAATTCATATATTTGTTGATTATTTTTCGAATATAATTTTTCTTGTTGTCTATGTAATTCTTTTGCGTATTCATTTGCTTCCTCCACAGAATCAAACTTGCCAAGATATTCTCCAGTTCTGTAGTAGTTGTTAATAGCTTCACTATCACTAACTATTTTGCCGTTTACCACAGTAGGAACTAATACCTCTTTTCCTTCTTCGTCTTGAAAAGACATACTTCTAACCGTGCTAATGCTTCCATCATCATTCTTAACAATAGGTCTATTTGTTAAGTCTATATTTCCCTTGCCATATTTATTTGTATATGGATATTTTGTTCTACTGCTATATGAATTATTTCTTTCTGAGAGTCTTGATAACTTTGCTGTTGGTAAATCTTGTGATACTTCAGTTTCTCTTGTTGCTTGTTTTTCTTCTTCCATCGCAGTTGCTATTTTATTTATTTTTTTCTTTTCTTCATCTGACAATTTAAATTTTATTGCCATAATTCCCTCCTATTGTTTGCTCCAATATTTAATTACTTCATCTGGAGAACTAAAATATTTTCCGGAATATTTATCATAAATTTTTTGGCTAACTCCTGGACCAGCTACATGTTGTAAACCCTTAATAATATCTTGTAAAGTAATATTTTGAGTAGTTTCAGTATTTGTTTTAGTACTGTCTCCAAATGTTTTTGAACTATTAGAACTATTGCTTTTTCTTGAACTGCTTGAGCTTCTTGAACTACCCGAGCTAGTAGCTTTTTTTTTTGACAATTCATATTGTTTTAACGCTAAATCATATTCTTTTTGCCATTGACTATCCGCAACCTTATCTCTACTTACTTGATAATTATAATCTCTATTATTCATTGTTTTTGTATAATCATAATTTGCAAAATTCATATAATTGCTTAATGCATCTTGATATTTTTGATATGCTAATTGATTGCCATATTTTTGTAACTCTAGTTTTGCATTTTCAATATCAGCTAACAATTCGTTATTTTTTGCCATGTATTGTAATTGTGTATTATTTAATTCTTGGTTTATATTTTGAATTGATTTATCTCTGCTGGCTTGCAATGAAGCTAAATTATTGCCATAAGCATTCTCAATGTTTGCATATGCACTTCCCACAGTTCCTGTTTTGTCTAAACCTGCTTGCGACAATTGTTGTTCCATTGATTTTTTTGCAAGCATAGAATTAATGTATGCTTGTCTAGCATTATCATTATATGCTTGCATTACATCATCTTTTTGTGCATTTATTTGATTTGTTGCTATTTGTTGTTGGCTTGCTAATGCATTTTTTCTATTTTCAGCTATTTTTTCATATTGTGCTAGTAATGCTTGCGAATCATTTCCAACATTTGATGTAGCTTTATTTGCGTAATCTTCTGCTAGCTGTTGTGTTGTTTTTGTAGGTTGAGTAGGTTGAGTCTGAGTTGTTTGTGTAGCAACTGTAGTTCCAGTAGTTTTAACTGTATTTGTTTGTCCTGGTAATTTTAACGTATTTCCCGTATATATCAAGTTAGCATTTTTTATATATGGGTTTAGTCCCATAAGAGTACTTACACTTGTATTATATCTTTTTGCTATTCCGCTTAATGTATCTCCACTTTTTATTTTATATGTTGACATCTTTCCCTCCTAAAAAATAAGCTAGGCTATATGCCTAGCTATTATTTCATTTGAATACCTATAATTGTATGCCCGTAAATTCCAGCATAGCTCTCAGTTCCTTGCTCAGTTCTACTATCTACATAAGGCAACCAACCATCTTCAGCAGTTTTAACACGATATGTTACATGACCTTTTGTTGATTTAATTTTAATGCAATCAATGGGCTGTCCATATATACCTGCGTAAGAGTTTGGATTGCTCTTATCGTTTTTCTTATAGTTCTTTGAGCTAATTTTATCTAACCAGGTACCATTTTTAATATGTGCTTGAACTGTAATTTCTCCATGCTCTGGTTTGCACCTTAATCCACTTATTGCTTTTCCATAAATACCTGCATAGCCCTCATCTGTGTTGTCGCATTTTTTAACTTCTGGTAACCATTCTCCAGCATAGGCTTGATAAGTGATTACTCCTGTATAATTTGATTCAGCAGGTTCTGGTATTGGTTTAATCTCTTCGTTATAAGCTGGTCTGCCATATCCTGCGATATAATTTGCTTCAATAGGATAATCCCATTTTGCTACTTCACTGTTGCCAGAGTTACCCTCAACAGTGTAAACTCTGCCATTCTCAACCTTGTATACTAAACCTGTGTGATATATATCTCCGGCTTTTCCAAAGAAGATTTGGTCTCCTACTTGCGGAGTATTAAATAATCTCCCTTTCTTTTTATAGAAATTCATTGAAAAACTACAGCCGGCTCCCGTTGATTTTTTAGGCTGACATAGTAATTCTAGTGCCTTTTCTACTCCAAATGCTTGCACGAAGCACCAGTCTACGAATATGTCGCACCAATCGTAGCCATTCTTTTTTCCGTTATAAAATCCAGAAATGTTATCTAAATCCCTGGCATATTTATTATATTTCCCACTTGTGTTAGCTGTCTTATTATCTAATTGTGAATTACTCTTTTTTCCTTTATAGCCCACTTCATTTAAGGCTATTTCTATTACTTTACTAGCTTGTCCCATTTATTTTTCCTCCTTATTTTCTTTAAGTTGAGTACCAAAGTAAAATGCAATTATCATTAAGTAAATTTCTTTTATATCGAAATTTCCTTTTAAAGCAAGTATTGCTACTACTATTGTTAATGCTAATGTAACTATACTTTTTACATTGATCAATTTTGCTAATTTTTCTAACATTGCTATTCTCTCCTTTCTTTTAAAATTATTAAATCTTCGTGTATTGTCTGAAACCCTGCTATTGCTCTCTCGTCGTGTTGTTTAAACTCTGTATTTGTGTTGTCCATGCTCGTTTTTAACAAATTTAAGCTTTCTGCTATATCTCTGTTACTAGCTGACAATTCACCCAACAATTTGCTAGTAGCTTCTCGCTCTGCTTTTTTCTCTTCTTGTTCTTCCTTCCTTTTAACTTCATCTTGTGTTTCTTTATCTTTTCGGTCTTTCCTGTCAAGGTACAAAAAGATAATAAAAAGGACTGCCATCGTGACAGTTCCTCCGTTTGCTAGAAGAATATTTATGAGATTATTCGTTTCTTCCATAATTTCTCCTTTCCTAATCTTTTAGATAAACATATCTTATATGAAATGTAGGTGTAACGCTCGAACCTGTAGGATTATATAAGGCTGTATCTCCATTGATTGTAGGTCTAACTTGAACATAACCATTGCTTGCACCAGTTCCATAATATACACTGCAAGCAATACAAGTAAATCCTGCTATTTCTGGAACTGTCACTTTTGCATATTCATAACTTTTAGAAGCAATTGTTTTTGAAAAACTTACATCTTTATATGTAATACTACTTAAAGTATTACCATTTACTAATATATTTTTATTAAAATAAAATGGTATATTAGCTGAATTGTAGATATGACAATAGCTTGAATTTTGTGAGCCTATTGAAACAGTATTTCCATTGCTAGTTGATTTCATTAATCCATTCTCTGCTACAATTCCAGCTCCGTGAATGTTTGAATACCCATTTTGTCCATTTTTAAAATGATAATCTGTTACTGCAGTGCTAGTATTATCGCCTTCTCCAGACCTCCAATTAAAATAAATAGTAGATGGAGAACTTTTAGGTACAAAATTCACTTCATTTGTTCTCGTCACAAAATTGTTCAAAGGCGAATTTAGTAAACCTGTTAATGTTCCCCCGGCAGTCGTAATAACTCTTTTGCCATTCTCATTAAGCGCTCCATTTACATTTATATCATCTTTTCCTATATCAATAATAGGTAATCCTCTTGTGACGGTAGCACTACATGTGTTACTCATAAAGTAATCGCTTAACACAAATTCAAAATTAAATGCTTCTGTGTAGCTGAAATCTGTTCCTAGTTCTCCTGAAAAAGTAAAGTTGTTGCCAGTTCTTGTTGCTGTTACTATGGTGTAGGAGCTCCAAGTTGTTTCAGTCGACTTCTTATATCGCCATTTTAATTCAAAAGTATTAGTTTTTACACCAAAACTTCCTCTAAAGCACAAACCTTGAACACTTGCGTTTATCGTGTTTGATGTAGTGCTTGCTCTAGTCAATGTCACACCTGTTATTACAGGCTTAATATATTGTACTAATGTTTTAGTTACTGTAGCACTTGCTGATAATCCTCTACTGTCAACACAGCTTAAGCTAAATGTTCCACTATCAACTGCATTTATTGTTGATGTTGATGTTGTTTTTGTTTGACTACCATTCACAACTTTTACTGAAGAAATTGTCGCACTATTCTTAGCTGTTGCCGTTATAACTACTTTTGCATTTGATATATATCTAATTAGCTTGTTTTTATTGCCTGTTGCTTGAATTGCTGATGTGTTTGTATCTTCTACTGTACCACTAATCGTTGGATTACTATTTACAACAAAGGCATTGAAAGTACAAGTTGACGTTCCTATTAATGTATCTCCAGAATATGTGCTACAAGTTATTGTTCCTTTCCCTGAATTTGCATTTGGAATTTTTGCGTAAAAAGATGTTGGAATTGTCCAACCTATGCTTGTATTAGACGTTTTTGTTGCAATTGTACCTGTAAGTCCTTGAAAGCTATAAGTAAGTGTATGTGTAAAACTACTACTTGCTCTATTGATGTTGATAGTTGTTGCACTGCCGATATTACCGTCAGCACATGTTACACTTGAAGTTCTTGGAATTGTAGGAAGTTCTACGGTTTTACTTATTGAACCATTTGGATAATAACTACTTAATTTTCCATTAAAACTAAAACTTATTACAATTGATTTTTTTCCGTCACTTTCATGCTCAATTTCTGCATCAGGGCTTATATCTAATACCTTCTTATATCCATTTGAGCTTAAATCATATTTAGGGTTCTTAGTTGCTGAGTATAATTGAGTGCCACTTGTGCTCTTAACTGTAAAAACAGCACTTGAGGTGCTGTTGTATGGATAATAAGAGCTATTGTTTCTTTTTACATAACCTTGAACACTTGTAATAGTTGTTTTGTTTGTTGCTATATTTTGTGTGTATGTTACATCTATTTTTAGATTAAATCCCTTTGACGGAGTTCCTATATCTCCGTTAAAACTTATTGTTGCCATCTTATCCTCCTATCCAGTGAATATGAGTTCTTTTCTCACTATTTACAGTTGTTTTCATAAGTTTTAAATACCCCATTTCCACTTCGCCTGTTGCTTTCAAGTCTGCTGTTTCCATACCATCTTTGTCGTATTTCGCTATCTGTTTTCCGTAGGCATACATATATGTACCAGTATTGTTCATTGTAGTGCTAAATTCGCTATCTGATTTACCTACACTTACACCACTTTCATTTATATCTACAGTCGTATTTTTTACAGTTTTAACACCTTCGTTATTGATTTGGTCTATTTGAACCTGTAGTCCTTGAGCAGTCGTAGTTACCGTCGTTTGTTGCTTCTTAATAATCTCAATATCGTCTTTAATAGTTTGATTTTCAGCTTCAATTTGTTCTGCTGTTAAGTAGTCGTTGTTTAATCTTGTAGTCGTTTCAGTTACTTGTGAAAATGTTTGTCCTAAATTTGTGGATATTTCAACCGTCCTCTCCGTTATATCATTGAAATTATTGTCTATTTCTTCTTTCATAGAATCTACATAATCAATAGTGCTATATGATACTTTCTTCTTCCAGTCGCTTTCTTCGTAGCCCTTTCTCCCAACAGTAGTAACTAATATCTCTCCTCTCTTTCCTTCCGGGTGGTCTGTATCAGATTGTAAAATCCACATATCTCCTGCATTATAGTTTTCTGGCTTTGTTAGATAAGTTTTATTCTTGGTTTTTGCTTCTTCTTTTGCTCCACTTTCTGTTGTCCAATCTTCGTCATTATATAATCCTATTGTTCTTGTATTTATACAGGTATAGACTATATTTCCATCTATCCATGTATCTCCTTTATAATAGGGTGGATTTGGTTTTGAACCATAATTCCTGCTAACATTTTCATACTGAGAACTAATTTTCTCTTCAGCACTTGATAACCTTTTATTTAGATATCCTAGATTAACTGAATCTTCATCATATTTAGGCTCTCCCATCTTAATCTCCTTTATAATAACTTCCTACTGTATAAACAACACATATAGAATTAAAGTTCATATTACTATTTTCTTTGTTTTCAACATATAAAGAAAAGAAAGATAGCTTTTTGGCTTTCTTTCTTATAATTGTTGTTTTTGGATATGTTGAATTAGTATAAACTTTAGACAGTACCTGTTTATTTCCATTTTTTAATCTGTATCCTATGTCTAATTGTGAATCTGTAGGATTGCTTGATATAGCAACTCTTTTTATATTCTTTTTATTTGCTATATTATTTAAATCTAATATAACAGAGTTCCATTCCGCTTCTACATTTTTTGTATTATCTTTAAATCTATTTTCATCGCTATTATCTCTAAACTTGCATATATTTCCGTATTTATCTCCAAAATACAATTCATTATTCCATACAAACCATATTTTAACTGGTAAATTAGTCCAATAAAACCATTCGTATTGATAATTACTATATTTTGAATTACTATTAGTCGTTTTGAATCTACTATCTGCAACATAGACATGATCATTAATTGCTAGATAATATTTTCCGTCGTTTGATATTCCTACTGCGTTCTTTAAATTAGGCTCTTGCTTCAATTTTGTATCAATATAGTAGCTCTTATGATATACATATATTTCGTCTGTCAAAGTTGCTGTATTTAATGCAAATACCCCATTAGATGTTAGTATCAAAGGCTCATTTATTAATGTATCATGTGCATAATTACTTATATTCCCTTCACCTTTTACGCTACCTTCAATATTAAATCTTTCTTCTCCATTAAATGTTGCATATCCTATTCTAAATAAAGTTGCATCTGTATCTGATACATCTTTTAATGCTGCCATTTTTCCATCGTTTAGTCTAACTAATCCTGTTAGTGGTACAACCTCCAAACCTGCTACAATTGTATTATCTGCCGGTATGTATGTAACATTATTAATATGTGAATAACTTATTATATTTGGCAAGTCTGGATTTCCTGACATAAACACCCTATTGTTGGCTCCTGCATATCCATAGACACACATCATGCTACATTTGTTTATTTGAGATTTATTGCTCTCAATTATTTTTTTATATTTAATTCTTACATTATCTCTATTATCTATTACTGGTTTTCCAACTGCTGAACTAAATATAACTTGTCCTTTACTTAAATCTACCCTATAATCTCCATCATTTACTTTTTTTATAACCCATTCAGCATTTTCATTTAAAACTTCTACTAATTCTACCGCCGTTATATTAGTATCGTCTAATTGATATGTTGTATCAGTTTCTGTACTTGTAAATAAATTGATTCTACTGTCTGACATCAAATTTACTTGTTGATAAATTTGACTTGCTAATCCATTAGGAGCTCTTGCTATTTGTGTTGTAGGAATATATCCCATTTCATCTAAATATTTAACTTTATTAGTACTTTCTAATAAATCATATACTACTGCTCTATTTCCATCTAAAATAAGCAATTTTGAGTTAATTATAACTCCTTGCGATATAGTATTCGCTAATCCTGTTAATATTTCTGTATAGCTACTGAAGTCTGTTTTCATTTCATATAGTTTAGTACCACAATGCACAATAAAAAACTCTCCCGATATTGTATCTACATTCCATATTCCATTTATATTGGCTTTTTGACCCAGATAAGCTAATACTTTATAGCCATTTCTCTTTTCAATTGTACCATTATTGTTTATAAAATTATAACCTCTTGGACTTCTTCTTTTATCTATATCTGATATTGAAGAGCTGAAATCCACACCCAAAAATCCTGTTAAATTTGCTTCGTATGTTGTTGGACTTGAAGGAACATTAAAGTTTGCCATACTAATATACCTCTTCTATACTTTCTTGATTTTCTACATTGATATATAAATCTTGTAATCCTACTTCAAACTCATTTCTGTATGCAGTCGCTTGCGATATATCATCATCTTTATATAATTGACTAGCAATATATAAAGGAATTAGCACACAAGCTTCTTCTGGTAGTTCTATCTCATAAGTATCTTTCGTTGTATTATCTATTTTAGTAATACTCGTTTTATTATATTTTTTATTTTCTTCATCATACTTGTACAAGTTCATTACATATGGTTTTATTCTTTGTATTGCTTCATTTGCGACTGCTGGCATAGCACTCAAGTACCATTTACAGTCATCATCATTTCTTAATTCTGTCAAATTGTTTACTGTTATAGGTTCATCTTTTGCAAACATTTTTTGTAGTGATATTATTTGTATTTCTCCCCAAGTCATATTTTCCTCCACTTCTGCTAGAATCGAACTAGCTTATTCCTTTTTTAAAGTGATATATTAGGCTAGATTATACTAGCCCTGCATTTCTTAATTGCTCAAAAACTGGTCTTGTTACATCAGTTTCTTCGCCTCTTACTATTTTTGCATATTTTTCATTAATACCTACAATGATTTCTTTGTCTTGTGGGTTTAATTTATCTATTGGAATCAATATTTTAACTGTTTCTTCGTTCTTATTCTCTTTTTCTGTTTTCTTTATTTCTTGTTCAATTTTTTTAGTAGCCATTTTTTCTCCACCTTTCTTATTCTCTTTTTCTGTTTTATAAAAATGAAGGGGCTTTTACGCCCCCTGTGTTAGGCTTTTACACCTGTTTCAACTCTTACTAAAGCAAGAGGTTGAGTAATAACAGCTGTAAAACAGTTTTTCCAACCAACACTTGCTCTTTGGTTTAATGGATCTGAAGTACCTGCAGAACCGTTAGGTTTTACTATAATTTCAGGCTTTCCTGCTCCACCTTCTAGGTCAACACATGCATAAGAATCTTTTCCATATGCGTACGCAATATGTACAGCTATCTTTGTGCTCTCTGCTGAACTATTAACAACAGATAAGTTAGTTGTTTCAAAGAATTTCATACCATGCATTTTTCCAAGTTCGCCTTTAACCATTTGTTCTGGTTTTGCATATTTAGAAACATCAACCCATGAACTATCACTCATTAAATCATAAGCGATGTCTGGGTCAACTTGCATGTGATAGAAGCCATCTGCAAATCTTTTAGCATTTGCATTTTTTAATTTTCTTACAATTTTTTTGATGTCTTCTGCAGTTAAATTTTTAGTTGTAGCAGATTCTAATCCTGCTCTTGTTGTTGCACTTCCAGCAAAATACACATTTGTGCCTCCAGCAATCGCTGTTTGGATACGAGTATCAACAACATTTCCTGCTTCTTCGCCTAATAGTTCAGAAGTTTCTGTAATAACAGGGTCAATACCTGTCATTTGAATTAAATCAGATAATTCAACGAAATCTCCTTCTTGAGCAACAGTTGCTGTTACTGTTGTAATATTTAAGTTGTTGCCGTCTGGTGTTTTACCTTCTGTTAATGAAGCTGTTGGTGCAGTTAATGAATTAAATTTTCTAAAATTCATTGTTCTACCTGAATTTTTAGGTAATTTTTTCTTCATTGCATCTTTATAAAAGTTTAGTTGTGGTAATAATCTTGTTAATAGTGTTTTCTCATAAAAAGTCTTATCCTCTGCTGATAATTGATTTTGGTTTGTTACATTTGTTATAACTTGTGTTTTGGTAGCCATTTTAATTTCCTCCCTTATTTTTAATTTTTTGGCATTAAAAAATAGCTACTTATCTTGTAAGTAACTATTTTAACTCGCCGTCTTTGGCTTTTTGAATATATTTCTCAAATTGTTCACTCGACATACTGTTCCAGTCTAGGTCTTGAACTTCTGTATCTTCAATTGCACCTGGTGTAGTCGAATTATTAGCTACAATTTGCTTAGCTGTTTCGACTGATTTCTTCTCATATTTATTAATTAATTTTTGATAATCTTCATAAATTTGTGCAAGTGGAACTTTTCCTATTTTTCCATTTGCAAATAAGTTAAAATCTTCATCTTTGCCAAGTTCTTGTAGTTTTTCCGCAGAATATTTTTCTACAAAATCTTTAGTATCATCTTGATACCATTTTTCTTGTTTTGACTGTTCTTCTGCTTTTACTTTTTCTTCGGCTTCTTTTCTAGCCTTATCTTTTTGAAGTTCCCTATAACCACTTATAGGATCCTTACCATTAGAATCTAACTCGTACATATCAAGGTACTCTTGTACATCATATTCATCTTTTATCGCTTGTCCTGTATAAGGATTGTTTCTTCCAATGTATGATTGTACCTTACCTTGATTCAGTCCTTGCTCGTATGCTTCTTTTCTTGCCTGCTCAATCTGCTTTTTAGCATCTTCTTGAGCTTTTCTACGAATACTTGCATATTTTGCATTTTCTTCATTAGATTGCTTTTCTGTCTCTTGTTCTTCTTGCTCTCCTACCTCTTCTACTTGCTCTGTAACTTGTTCAGAAACTTGCTCAGTAGTTTCGGTTTCGTTAGCAGTATTTTCAACCACTTCTTCTTGTTCAGCGACTTCAAGATTGTTTACGCTTTCATTTACTTCTTCTTCCATAAGTATCCTTTCTATTATGAGATTTTTACGCTATTCACTGCGAATTTATATAAAAAAAATAACTCTGTAAAGAGTTACTGTTTATATCGTTGTTTGTTGCCCTGCAGATACTGGTGTTTCTGCTTGTTGAATTATTTGCATCACATACTGTAATATTTGTGGGTTTTGTGCTATTTTTTGACTTATCTCAGGTGGTAATAATTGTTTCTTTCTTATTTCTTTTAGTTTAGCCTTAAATGGCATTGCTGTTTCTGGATATAAATCTATATAATCATCAAATGTTATATCCCCTCTTTGTAACGCTTGTTCCAATAAATTTATTGACAGACTCTCACTATATGCACTTCCTGCTCCAACGTCTACAGTTGTTTCAAAGTCTATATCTCTATACATTGCTCCATTAAACACATTGGTTTCTGCATTGTTATCTTCTTCTACCATATACTCCGTATCAAAATTATAATAAGCCTTAAAGAATTGTTCCCACACTCTTGCTATCTTTTCGTGCACTCTCCAAAATCTCTTTTGAATATCTTCAATAGGTACTTTAGCTTGTGTTTGTAGTGCTACTATAGCACTACCACTCATATTCTTGCCTAACACTTCTCCATTTGCTACTTCTGTTGCTCCTGTAACAACTCTTGTTACCTCTAATAACTTGTCTGATATAGTTATAGGCATACTACTAAACGCTGGTGGATTTAAGTACTTAATTCCATTAAACATTGGGCTATAATCTGTTATTACTTCTCCTGGTTTATTTGTTATCGTTTTGCCTTGTAGGGCTCTTGGATGTAATATAACTTTCGGAAATCCCATATTTTGAGATGCCATTTGCATCATTGCATAGTTAAAGTTAATAGCTTTTTGCGTAGGGATAAGTTGTTCTACTTCTCCTATACCATAAATGCTTTTTTCTCTTTCTTCGTGGTTTCCTACCACAATAGGATATAATGACATCTTATATTGAGAATGTTCTGGTTTATCTATATCAACTGCCTCGTTGTCTTCGTTCGTCTTGTCTTCTTCATCTATATTTAACTTAACTTTTGTCGCATCTGGCGTTAATGGTGTTTCAGGTTGTACTATCATATTTTTACAACTTTTAATATAATATACTTCCCCATTCTTTCTGAAATATCGTGTCAAGACTGTTGCATATTCTTCTCCGTCTTGCTCTTCATAATCGTAATTTCTCTCGCTGTCGTCATCAGATATTATTAGTTCTATTTCTGTTTTGCTTATTCCATTTTTCTCTGCTATCTTTTTAAGTGTTTGTACATTCTCTCGACTTTGAATAATAATCCACTTTTGTTTTTGCTCGTCTTTTTGCTTTGGATTAGCAAATACGATGTTTAAACAGTCTATTATTTGACCATTTAGCCCACCATCAAATTTTGCCATTCCAGTTGTGCTTTCTCTATCCCAGAAGTAATGAAACACATAAGTTCCTTTTTTAAGCCCGTCTAATATTGCTCTGTCGTCTAAATCTTCTTGTTTGATTTCCTTTCTAATATGATTAGCAAAACTAGTAAAAGTACTAGCTCCCTTAGTTGCTATGTCTGACTGATCTTGACTATATACTAATGGTTTATATATTGTTGATATTTTACTCGATAGGATATTTGCTTTTTTACCATTTACTATATACTTAATAATATTTATCACTGGTCTTGGCATATTCTTTGTTTTTTCTGTCGCTTGTGGCCATTGTCTTCCTTCAAAGAAATCTACGCTTTGTTCACAAGTTTCTTTTAATCTCAATTTCTTTTGATAAGCTAAACCTTGTTCCCAGTCGTTCCAAATTTTACTTGCTAATTCTTCTCTAGTCATCGTTACTCTCCTTTCACTTCTCCAGTTATATACTCGTCATATATATTTGTTTCTTGATTTGTTTTGTCTGGACCGTTTAGCCATTCACTGAAAATCTGTTCTGCTGATGCTTGTTTTTCTGTTACTTCTTTCTTGTCTGTTTTTTCAACAATTGTTTTGTATATAAATGGTGCTATTCCTAACACATAACCTACTACTACTGCTATTAATACCATATATCTTCATCCTCCTCTTCTGTTTGTAATTCAAAAGGTAACTCTTGTTTTTTTGGCATAAAAATAGGCTCTTGTGTCCAATAAACACAAAAACCTCTTATTGCATCCACAGAGTGTGTTAACTCATGTGGTTCGTTTGCTATATCTCCAACTCTTTTCTCATCATGTTGTACTTGTGGCAAACATCTTATTAAGTTCTTACAAGTATTAAATATTTTTAATCTAGCTGTCATACAACCTTGTTCGTCTTTATACGGCTTTAGCCATTCTTTCATTTGTAGCCAACCTTGTATTCTATCGTTATTAGTCTTATACAAGGTTATGTCTCCTTCTTCAAATATATCTGCTGTACTCTTACCTGTTTCTTTGTGTCTATTCCACAAATCTGGTGGTGCTAAATACAAATATATCTGTTCGTTTGTCATTTCTTTTATTTTATCTCTAGCTTGTGATACTAATAAGTTACTTTCATAAACTTCTCTAAACACATAAGCATTATTGTTATAGTCTACTGCTATCCAGTAACCGGCCAGTTTGTCTAGTCCATAGTCCATAACAAAATAGATATACCAGTCTTTTGGTATTTCAAACGGTTCTATTACATTTATATCTCTTTTAAATTCTGTAAAGAATTGTCCTTCAAATATATCCCAGTCACCATAAAGCATTGCCTTTTTTCTATCTTCTGGTAAACTCTCTAATGCTTTTACATAATCAGGATCATTCTTCATTATATATTCATTCTCATAAACCAATGCTGGAATAAAGTTATATTCTTCTGGATTTTCATTTTCTGTATAATCTCTATCTATAAACAATCTTTTAACCCACGCATGTCCAACTCCACCAGGGTTACAAGTCAAATACATTCTTGGCTTAATTTGTTTTTTGCATTGTCCTGATAACCTGTTGCTTTCTTTTAAGCAGTTGAATTGAAACTCTGTAAAATGTGTAGCTTCTTCAATGAATATTGCCTCATATGCTTGTCCTTGATATTGAAGTACATCTGCTTCATTATCGCAATATCCTAATACAATTCTACTGCTATTAGGGAAATCAAATACTTTCTCTTGACTTTTGTATTGAGCTATTCTGTCGTTTTGCTTGCATTTTAATTCTTTCTGTAATGGCATTACATGATTTTCTCTAAGTTCATTTAGTGTTCTTCTTAAAAGTAATATTTGAATACCCGGATAATATAATGCTAACAATACAGCTTTTATTCTTGCTACATATGACTTGCCTCCACCTCTTGCACCACCATAGCAAGTATATTTTGCTTTGCTTTTACAAAATTCTTCTTGCTTTGGATACAATTTAGGTACAATATATTCCATTATTGCGATAATTCCTCTACTTTCTTATCCATTTTTATATTTATATCTGTATTTGATGTGCTTTCTCCTTTGGCTAGTGCACGTTTATCATACATTGTTCCTATTGCTACTGCCAATTCTTTTAAACTATACAACTGCATTCCTGCTATTTTAGCAACTAATGCTTTTTTCTTTGTCTCGTTCATTTCTTTTTTATCTGTCATCCATATCTCATCGATTATTTCTTCTAACTCATTTTCATGTTCTGTTGCTAAATCTATTCTTTGTTCCATTAAATTTGTTGCCTTGTTTATTATTCGTGTAGCTGTTTCCGCAAATTCTTCCTTTTTTTGTATGCATAGTTTTGTAAATTCTTCTTTGTCTTTATTCTCTTTATATATTTTTTCTACTGTCTTTACAGGTATATTTAATTGTCTTGATGTTTCATTGAAATTGTTCGTACTAAACATACTTATCATTATCTTGTATATAGTTTCGTTGTCTGTTTTCTTCCCTTTTGCCATTCTTCCCCTCCATATCCGCACAAATCTCAAAGTACACACACTTCTCGCATTGTTTTTCTCCCTCAACAACACACTTTTGTCTTTTCTTGTTTGTGTATGCTTTCTTTTTCTTATACTCTTCATCTATATAAGACGCTATTATACTTCCTCTCATCTAAATACCTCATTTGTGTTTTATAATTCACTATGCAATGATATGTTCTCCGACCGGCTTTCTTCACTTATTTTAGAACGAGTAAAACCGATAAAAAGCAATCGTTCTTCACAAAATTGACTAGTTTTTGCATACTTGCTTAATAAAATAGTCAGTTTTATTAAGTAGCTCTTATATCACTGCATACTAAATTATAGAAAAATAGAGCCACGTTCTACGAACATAGCTCCGCAAAAGATCTCTCTTTTTCTCTGCTAGGGACTCTTTAGCTAGAAAAGAGTAATTACCTGTAACCTAGATTTGCACCTTTTCTCCGTGAAAGACACTAATACCGCTATTTGTTCTCGCATAATAGTAAAACGCCCTTTTTGATTACATCTAGCATCGCCAAAAGGGTAAACTCTCTGGCTTGGGAACTTAGATTCGAACTAAGAATAATAAGGTCAAAGCCTATTGTTATACCTATTTAACTATTCCCAAATATATGAGCTTAAAACGTATATAATAATTTATCTAGTATTATTATTATCTTCTTATTGCATAATAAAAGAGCCTACTATTTTGTAAGCTCTTTGCTGGTCGTAAGGACTTATTTTATAAGCTCTTACAATTCAATTTTGTTATGATATTTTTTCCATACGTTTCTCAATTCATCTATGTTACCTTTAACACATTTAGTTACAGCCGTAATTTCTTTTTCATTCATTTTTGTCTGTGATAAAACTTTATAATCAATTAATGAAATTGATATTTCTTTGTCTCTATATGTGACATGACAATGTTCTATATTATGGCCGTTTTCTTTTGTCCTAATTTCTACAATAATCCCCTCTTTATTGACAACTTTTGCATACTTGAATGGAATTTCAAAAGCGACCATTAATTGGGTTCTTATTGATTCTAATTCTTTTTCTTCCATATTTATACCTCCTTTCGAAGGATTTTATCATGCTTTACTTAAAAAGTCTGTCGAAACTTGTCAATAAAATTATTTTTTTGTTATTTTTTTAAGAAGCTAGATTTTTCTAACTCCTTTTTGACCTACTACTATTTTAACACATTTTTTTGTCAAATTTACGCCAATTTTACGCCAACTTTTTTAATTCTTTATGTACTGCACATATTAAGTCCCCTTTGCGTCTTACAAATGTTCTTTCTGATATTCCAGAATTTATTATTTCCCATTTAGGTTTACTTTTAATATAAAATTCCTCAAATATGTATTTACTATCCTTGTTAACTAGTTCTACTGCTTGTACTACTGCTTTGTATTCTTTTATTGCTTTTTGCAAATGCTCGTTTTCTTGAAGTTCTATTACTGCTTTTAATGTTCTGTCTGATACGCTATATGGTGCTTTAGGCATACCGTCTAGCACAGGAGAACCTATACTCATTATATCTGCTCTTATGTTCATAATTTTTAGGCAATTATAGTTATACCTTTTTAAGCATAAACTTGCTTCTTTGTATTCTTCGTTACTTAGCCTCATTTGTACCCTCCTTCTGTTTGTTTTTAATTTGTTCTCTAATAAGTTCATCGTTGAACTTGTCCAATATGTTGTATGCTTTATTTAGTTTTTTCTGATTGTCCCTTCTCTTTTCATTATTAAAAAAGTCTACTGTCTCTATCTCATACATAGCTTTTTTTATTATCTCTTGCACATGCTTAATTGTCATATGTACCTCCATTTATTTGATTTCTTTTGCTTTGTTTTCAAATATTCAATCGCTTTCTTTTCTTCCTCACTCATATTATTACTCCTTTCCTAATAATTGTTGTAAAACATCTATTTTTGCTTCTCTTTGAAATTCATGTAATGCTATACAATCTTTTCCCATTTTTGCTTTTATCTCTTCTATCTTGTCTTTTATTTTTTGAATTGGAATATAGTTTTTATCTATGTACTGTTGTATTTTTTTTATGTTCTCAAACGGCGTATTTCCAAATAATTCTTCAAATTCTTCCTCGTTCATTTATTCCTCACTTTCTAGCAGTTCTTGTAAAACTTGTATTTTCATATGATTTATAGAAGAACAAAGTAACCACTCATTTTCTTTTATTCCTTGTTCTTTTTCTTTTAATTCTTCTATCTTATCTTTTACTTTTTGAATTGGAATACTATTTCTAATTTTTTCTCTATCTTGAAAATGTCTTTTACTCATATTTGCAATCATTTTACTATTTGATGAATCTAATGCCTTTAATTTCTCATTCTCTTTTAATACTCTTTTATAATCTAATAAAATATGTTCTCCACCAAAACAATCATTCATATCCATATTTTCAATATTTGCATTTTCAATCATTTCTTCTAATATTTTTACATCTTCTTCTCTACTATTTTCTTTCACTTAAAACACCACCTAATTCTTGCTTTAAAGCTTTAATATGTTTCTTACAATAATCTTTATTATTTATTTTTGTTGCACACTTAATACATAATTTTTTATCACAAGTAACTCTTTTTACTTTCCCTCGTCCTTCTAAATCAATATTATATCCTATATCATAATCGCATAATATTGTAGCTTCTCTTTTGTGACATTCTTCACATATTATTTGAGGTAATTGTACTATATCGGCTGTTTTCACTATGTATCACTCCCCCCGTCTAATTTGCTTTTAAAATAAGGTTTATTTTCTGTGTTATAGCACAAGCTAGAATTAGGGCATTCCATAGTTTTCTTTTTTATGCACATATCACAGTCCTTATTTTTTTCGGCTTTTATTATATCTACCAAATAACTTCCTATTGATTTTCCAAAACTCATATCTTATTTACTCCTTTACTACTAAATTTGCTTTGATTAAATCTTGTATATAAGGTTCTATATCAGGATATTTTATATTTTTAATAAATGGAAATCTAAAGCTTATTTCTCCCCATTCTTGTATCAAGATTCCACCTAAGTTTTTACCATCTACAATTATATCTATTTCTTTTAACCATTGGTCACCTCTATTGTAATTACCTACATATTTATAACCAAAATCTTGTAATTGTCTTAATCTTATACCTTCTTTTAATTTATACATATCTATTCTCCTCCTAACCTCTATCATGTAAGCTAATATATAAATCATGAT